GCCAAGTTCCAGTACACCGTCTTGGCCGCAGAAAATGTGATACCTGTATTGCCACCGCAGTCACCAGCACGGGTAGGCGATGAGCCAGCAGCAGTGCCAGCTATTGTGATGTCACGGAAGTCGCAGTCAGTGGCTGACAGGGTTCCTACGGTCAGATCACGTTGAGTGCCGAGGACAGAGGAGGTTAAGAAACCTCGGCGAACTGCTGTGGCTCCGGCGACTGTGAGGGTTCCTGTGATTGTTTGATTGTCGGAAAAAATGCGTTGCTGTATAGCGGCGCTGCTCGGCGCTGCAAACGTCAAATTTCTAAATGTGTTCACGCCTGCTACTGTTTTTACGGTCGTACCTGTGTTTGTAAACTCAACATCGTAAAAAGTCTGACCGCCGCCGTTAAAAGTTATGGTAGTTCCGGAGCACGACAGCATCGACGTCCCCGCATTAAACGTAAAGTTTGTTGACGTTGTAAACGTCACCGGAGTAGAACTCAAAGTAACCGTACTCGACCCCAGCGTAATCGTTCTGACGTTGCTGTTGCTGGACGATAGAGAGGCTGCGGTGACGTTGTAGTTCTTGGTGTCAAACGTGCCGTTGGTGACGGTTAGGGTTTGTGAGCCAATGTTCAGCGCATCAGCAAGCTCAACTGTGCCGCCGTAGGAGTCGATGGTGATGCCGCAAGAAAAAGTTCGCCCTGCGCTAGTAATTGTTTGAGTGTTTCTTCCTGAGAAAAAAAGTGTTGCGTTGGATGTTGTAGTTGTCCCCGATCCATTTTTCCAGTCTCCATAGATAGAACAACTGTTGCCAACAGAAATTGTCATGGCGCTTGTGCGTCCAGACATATCTACAGTGCCTGTATAAGTAATAAAGGCATCGAATGAAATTGTTCCTGTCACCGACCCTGCGTTAGTAAACGTAGCAGTGTCTTGGGCAAGCGGAAAAAAGTTGGTGTTGGGCGTTCCTGTGCTGGTGTCTGACCACCCGTTGGCAGACCAGTTCTGCGCCCCTGCAAGGTTCCAATACACCGTCTTTGGTGTAGATGCAGTAATCCCCCTGATGCCACGCAGATCACCAATCCTTGTGCCGCTGATCGGTGCAGCAGTGCCAATGACGTAGATGTCACGGAAATCAGCATCAGTCAGGCTTGGTGCGCTGTTGATGGTGAGGGTTTGGGCAATGCCGTAGGTTGTCCCACGGAACCAAACGCGGCGGTTACCTGCTGTGCCTGTGGTGGACAAAGTGCCGTTGATTGTTTGGCGGGAGTCAAATGTAAACTGAGTTACGCCAGCAGAAGCAGGGGCCGCAACGGTTATGTTGTTGAATGTGTTTGCTGCAATTACTGCGTGTGTTACTGCGGATGTTGTCGGGAAAGAGACGTTATAAAAATTAACTCCGGTTGATCCCGCTGCTCCACCAGTTAAGTTAATAGCTGAGGCGTTTGCAAATGAGATTGTGGAAGTGCCTGCGTTAAATGTAAGATTTGTATTTGTACCGAAGTTTAGTGAAGTTCCGCTGTTGTTGATTGTTAACGTGGACGATCCAAGATTGATCGTGCGGGTGTTGCTGTTGCTGGACGACAGGGATGACGCAGTGACGTTGAAGTTGTTGGTGGTGAAGGTTCCTGCTGTAACGGTAAGTGCGCCAGTGACCACCAAAGCATCTTGCAAAGTAAAGGTTGCTGTTGATGCGCCGCCTGAACCTGTTGCAAGTTGTCCCGGAATTGTTTTTCCAGCGGTCGTAATTGAAATTGCTCCAGACGAAGCATTCATGCCGAACGTAGATGTCGCCGTCAATGTCATGCTTGCAGAAAGAGTCAAACTTCCAGCAATGTTGATGCTGTTGGAACCAGCAAAAGTTCCTGTAAAGCCAGTGAAATTGAGGCTTCTTACGTTTGCTGTTGCTGTGATCGTACAAGTCACCGCACCAGACGCTGCATCAAAGAAAACATCATCCGCAGAAGTAGGCACGGCCTGACCCCCAGCGCCGCCGGAGGTCAAAGCCCATTTAGTACCAGCCGTACCGTCCCAGTTGGCAGTGCCCCCTACCCAGTAACGATCAGCCATGCTTACTCCTCAACAGGAGGAGCAGTCACCACAGCAATCCAGTTGTCCACACGCTGCTGCTTCATCGCCTCAATCTCAGCATCCGTAAAGGTGTGATCATCAGGCAGATGCAAAGCATCAGCAAACTTACCGTGGGGGGTTTGGAATTCAAAGTCGATCTTGATCATCGACGACCCCTTTAACCTGCCAACGACAGGGTATAGGTAACATTGAGTGTGTCGCCCGATGTGACGGACCGGTCACCGGGGGCGGAGAAATCCGCCGCAGAGAACAGCGTACCAGTCGAGCCGCTCTTGGTGTTGTCGCTGGTCAAGAACGCGCCGCCCACAGTTTGGGTGGCATTGATGTTGAACACCGCCACAGACGCAGAGTTGGTAGCCACAGACGGGTTGGCAGTCGTTGCGGTTGCAAAGGTGCAGGTCGGGCGGTTGGCGTTGCTATAGGGGACAACTTCAGTCCATCCGGCGTGGGAAGCCATCGTGTCACCAGCAGCGGGGGTGTTGGATGCGCCAGCGCCATACAAACCGATGTACCAAGTAGTGATCTGAGCCACGCTGGTCAGGGCCGTGCCGCACATGTATTGCAGGCCCACGTTTACCACGAGGTTGTGGTTTTCATCTTCCCACTTGAGGTTGCCGTCTTTGTCAAAGCACTGAACTTTGAAGCGGCCCAGCGCCACCATCTCTTCGCCAGAACGGGTGCCAGCCACCAGACCGGCGCTCATGGTATCAACAGATTTTACGATTTCGTTCGACATGGGATGCTCCTTAAATAAGTCGGATGAGAGCAGATGTGCTGGTGTTGGCAGGCATCTGTACGGTGAAAGAAACGGCAGACGTTTTGTCTGAGCCAAAGTCAAGAACACACACCGCACCGTTGTCGCCGGGAGTGTAGATCAACGCGCCACGAGCCGTTATGACTCCTGTCCACGCAGGTGAAGAAAAGTTGATGTACGTGGTGCTGCCTGTGGAAGTTACTTCACTGGCAATCGTCGCAGTGACAATCTGACCCCCGGCAACATAATCGCCCCCAGTTGCCTCACCTGTGGTGCTGTACGCGGTTGTGGTTGCATCCAGCGTTGCGGAGTTGGTGTACAGCGCCAGATAGAACGTGTCGGTGGCAAAGTTGATCGTGCCGTTGGCAAGGCCAGACCGCAGCGTGTTGCAGGAGTAGTTGCCGGTAAAACTCAAGATGCCACCTCAAAACGGTTGCATTTTTGACGGTTTGCTCGCGCCGGTATTACTTGCAAGTTTTCAGGAACATGTAGACCCGAAACAAGTTTGCCCTGCAACGGAATGACGTGGTCTACCTCAAACGGAATTCCCAACATCTTTGTCCGCAAAACTGCAAGCTCATAGGCTTGCTCCATGATCCATTGGTCATCATCAGCCAACCATGATGGTGTGCGGTGCATTTTTGCCACTTTCCGCTGCGTTTCTTTGGCTGCATGTTTGTGCGGATACAGCCGTCTGTACTCTTTGTTCGCGGCGTCAATGTGTTTCTTTTTGGCAATATATCGCTGGGCAAAATATTCACGACGCTCTTCGTTTTTTACGGAATCGTAAACGCGTTGTTTTGCCAAAATTTTATCTCTGTTGCTTGCGCTGTATTGTTTTTTGTACGCCGCCATGCACCCTTTACACCATGTGCGATGCCCGTCTTTGTACGCCTTTCCTTTGTGGAAATTTTCCAACGGCTGCGTTGTGTTGCAAAGGGTACAGAGTTTCATCACTGGACCCCGTTATTCTGCGGCAAAGGCGCAACCCGCGCCTGACCACTGCGGTATGCATCACTGCGCTCAAGACCATCGCCCAGACGTTTGGCCAGCATGAGGGCTTCCTTGTACTTGCCGTCATACAAAGCCATCATGTCGACCTCACCCTTCATGAACGTGTACGCTTCAACCAGAGAGCCATAGAGCAACACCGAGTCAAAGTTGTCACCCAACCATGTTTGCCCGCTGGAAGCCGTTGTGATCGACTCAGGGTAGTAATAGTAGTGAAGCTCGACGCTGTAGATGGCATCAGGAGTTGGCCCCAGAATAAACGACAGCTCGTTGGTGATCTGTGGGTTCATCCCAGATGTCGTGGTCGGGCCAAACAGCGCGTAGTACTTGGGGATGGCCGTGTCCGTCGGGTTTGGGTACGCCTGTCGGATGAAGTTAACATCCTTGTTGAGCAAGTACTCATACGCCCCCGTGGCGTCAATCACAGCCATAGAGTACACCGACAGGAAATCATTGGGGCATGACAGGTACTTGTTGCTGATGTACGTGGAGCCCGTGACGTTCTTTCTTAGGGACGGAAACTGAACCGTGTTGTAGATGCGCTGCTCCGCCTGTTTGACGAAGACAGGGATATTCGCCACGAACTCATCTTCGTAGTTCTGGGTGTAATCCTGAATCGCAGCAGACAACGCGGCGTAGTTCATGCCATCGGACCCCTAGCCATGACGCCCTTGGTGGCGCAGCCCGTGCCACGGATTTTGATGCCGCTGGTTTTCATCGGCGGGTAGTCTTGACTGCGGGTGTTGGCCACAGCCACATTGGCCTTGCGCATGGTCGTCTTGGCGGGTTCTTCACCCACCACAACCGATGCTACTTTTGTAGGTTGTTTGTACGTAGCCATCTTAGGCTCCTTTGCGGCCAGGGGACTTCTGGTTGGCAATCTTGGCCATATTGCGGCCCATCTTGAGCATGTCGCTGTTGGTCTTGCCACCAGCACGCATCTTGGTCATGGGTTTGCCGGGGTGCATGGCCTTCTCGTGTTTATGCACTGCCTTCTTTGCGTCCATCATGATCGACTCCTTATGTCGTTGCAACTGTAACTGTACCAAGATTCACGGTAAGAACCAAGTTGTTTGGTGTCAGCGCCGCATCAAAGAAGCTTGATCCGCCCACCGGGTTCCACCCCCACTGAAAAATCCGACTGCCGCCCGTGGCTGTACCGTCCTCATCTGGGTCCGTGCCGCTGATGTTGGAAATTTGCAGACCGCTGTTGCCGCCCAACCGATATGTGGTGTCTGGCCTCGGGTTGCGCACCGCCTGCGGGTCTTCCACAGGGTACATACCCAATTGAAGCTGCGGGTGGTCGGGGTCAAAACAGGCTGAGCACACCAGCATGTTGACCTGCTTAGTCTTGAGCGTGTACGTCTTCAGCTCCTTGAGCTTGAAGCGAAAGCCGCAGCGATCACACTGCGCAATCGCAAACTTGCCGGACGAAAAACGATTGGGCATCAGAACGCCCCAGCGATGTACTGCCTGCGCGGCACAAACCGAACAGCCGCTTTCTCATGGTCTTCCTGCGACGCCAAGTCCCACGCCTCGTCATACTGCTGTTTGAGGATCGACAGTCGGTCCATCGCACCGGGCACCTTGAGCGCCATGTAGTACGACAGCCCTGCAACCATGCAGGGGATGAACCTGAACGGCACATCCATCACGTTGACGCCGCCCCCAGCGTCCTGCACCCGGCGCATGCGCCAGTACACAAACTGGTACGTGGGGTTGCCCACAGTACCTTGATCTGGCGTTGGCCAGACCGTGATACGCGGGGTGTTGTTGAGGTACGCCGGGGTGCCCACCGTAGGAGTTGTCTGACTCGTGCCGTTCTGGGCCCGAAAGACGCCACCAAGCTGCGTGCTGCTGTTGATCCAGCCGTAGTAGATCGTCTCGGTGCCGATGTTGAGGAAGCCCAGCGTGGGCAGGTTGGCCGTGGACGAAAGCGTCAGGGTCTGGGCCCCCGTGTCCGCGCTCTGGTATGTGAACCCCGTGGGAGAGACTTGCCCGTCCAGCCGCTGCACCCAGAGCTGGATTGGTCGTGCCTGCGTCAGCTTGTTTGGGATCGTCGCGTAGGTGGAGACGCTGATGCGCGTGATGGTCAGGTCGGCCTGATTGGACTGCTGGTTGGGCTGCGTGCGGATCACATGATCGAGCAGGTCCACGGTGTCGTTTGGCAGCGCATAGGTGTTGATGCCCTGGACAAGCGGGATGGTGCCCTGCTCAAACGTCCACATGTTGACGCCACGGTTGGCCCAATCGGCAAACAGC